TGGGTAGTGTTGGTATTCAAGGTTCTGTAAATGCAATTGGTGCTGGTGGCATTGATGAAATTCACATTGAAGATGGTGGTACTGGATACACATATGATGATGTAGTTACCTTTAATAACTCAAATACAAATGGTGGTGCGGCTTCTGCTAGAATTACTGTTCTTGGTGGTTCTTTTGTTCTAGAAGATGAAACAGAGATTGATAATATTGTTCTAGAGGGCGAACCAAATCAAAATATTATATTAGAACATGTAGACCATATTCTATATGAAGATGGTGATAATATCATTGCAGAAGATTCTTTAGATAATTTTAGGTTTCTTCGTGAAGAATCTGAAAAATATTCTTTGCAACAAGAACAACAACTCACAGAGACAGATACTTTACTTTTAGAAACTGGTGATGAGATTGTTCTAGAAACACAAACCTTTACTGACTTAGGTGTTCCATCTGAAGCTAGTGAAATTACAAAGGTTGATATTGTTAATACTGGTGATGGTTATACTACACTACCAGTTTTGGGAGTAACCTCTTCTACTGGTAACGGTGCATCTATACTTGCAAAATCAGTAAGTGGTGTTGGTAGAGTTCTTTCTATCAATGTAACGAATCTTGGCCTAGGTTATACATCTGTTCCATCAATTACAATGAACAGAAATATTATCATTAAAGATATTACTGGCACATTTACTATTGGCGATACTTTTACATCTCATACTGCTTCTGTGGTTTCTTATAATCCACTAAACAGATTATTGGAATTAGAAACTCCAGTTGAACACTTTACAACAGGTGATATAATAACAACATCAACTGGTGCGTCTGCTACAGTTGTTCAATGTGTTCACTCAAAGGCAACAACTGGAATTACTGCAATTGCAAATACAGGTGGTAATTACATAACTGAACGTGGACATATCAGTGAGAGCTCTATGAAAGTTCAAGATAGTTTTTACTATCAAGACTATTCATATGTTGTTCGTATTGGTGAATCGATTAATAGATGGCGTGATTCGATTAGACGTTCAGTCCACCCAGCTGGTTGGAGTGTATTTGGTGAAGTTTCATTTGCAACAAGTCTTGCAGATGCACAACTTAATTCTTTGCGTATTCGCAACCCAGCCGCTGGTGATGTTATCGACTTTACAGGTGATACTCAGACCTTCACACCAGAACTTGCATCTACACTTAGAACACTTTTCACAGAAGTGTTCGGTAGACGATTGGGTACTAAGACTGATGGTACAGACTTGCGAGCAGAGGAAGGCGCACTCCTACTTGAAGATGGTAATGAAATTCTTCTTGATGGTACTGATGCTTTGGGAACAGATGCTGGGGATAATATTATCTTCCGTAGGGATATTACTATGGAAGGACAAGAGGATGCCCCTCTCTCATCTGGTACACGAGAGGTAACACTTACATCTGCTGTTACTATGACGATGAACCTTGGTGGGAATCCACAAACTATATTGGGCCCAACTTTGGACTTGTTACCAAAATATGCCTTTGCAGTACCACCAATAGAAACATCAGAAGCAATACAACATTATCCTGGCATCTATAGAACTGCAATAAACAATGCTAACGATGGTGCATATTTTAACATTGAACAATTTGGACATTATAGAATTGATCAAGTTTCTGTTCGTTCTGATGTTACAGGAAGAGAGGACTTCTCTTCCACAAGCGTTTCATTCGATCAACTAGATAGATTTGATGAAGAAACAAATTCCTCTTTTGATGAAACCAATATTATTATTCCATTAGAGGCATATCGTACTAAAATTAACGTGCCGCCACCAGGCGAAATCATTCTTTATCGTGGACACTTGTATCAAACCTTCGATATGGACTTCACCAAGTTTGATGATGGTGTAACTAGATTCGATGAAGCAGAATTTGGTATTGGAGACTTTGATAGTACCACAACGACATTTGATAGTTCAGCATCAACATTTGATGTTGGCGATAATCAAATTGACACAGAGGGTAGACATTCAGTATCTTTTGATGAAGTCAATAACACAGATTTCTCAGATGATACCGTTTCTTTTGATGCCGCTTCTGGCAATGAACAAGATTATGAAGTCAAAACTTTTGATGAAAGTGATGACACATTTGATGTATCCACAAATACATTCGATGCATCAAATACAATAGGTAGAATATCGTTGTTCTCTACACAACAACAGACCTTCGATAATTCTACAGAAACTTATGACAGCCAGTAGAGTTGTCGTATAAATAACATAGTAAACAAAACATTTAGGGGTAACTAAAATGGCATATCAAGCAATCGGGCGTGGAACTTCTGCGAATGACGGCACAGGTGACGATCTTCGCACAGGTGCGGGCAAGTTAAACGCCAACTTCGTAGAGGTCTATACCTATTTGGGAGATGGCTCTACTCTTTCATCTGATGCTGTTGTCACAGAGACAGCAACTCAGACACTAACAAACAAATCACTAACTTCTCCAACAATCACTGGAACAGGTGCAATCGCCGGAACATTCACTGGTAATATTACTGGTAACGTGACAGGTAATGTCACTGGTGCTGTAACTGGTAATGCTGACACTGCAACTGCTCTTGCAACTGCAAGAACTATTGCTGGACAATCATTTGATGGTACTGCAAACATTACTATTGCAGCTGCTGACTTGTCTGACGTAGACCAAGCACTTGCAACAACTGACAGCCCAACCTTTGTTGCGGTTACTGCTGACTTAACTGGTGATGTTACAGGTAATGTAACTGGTAACATTGATGGTGTTGTTGGTGGTACAACTCCAGCTGCTGGTTCATTTACAACACTAAGTTCTAGCACACACTTTCAGGCCGCTGTTTATGCAGACACAAGTGCGAGAGATGCTGCAATCACATCCCCAGCCGCTGGTATGGTTGCATACTTGACTGCAACAAATAAATTACAGGTATACACTGGAAGTGCATGGGAAACCATTACATCTGCATAAGATTTAGGATAAAGAACGATGGCAATTGATAAATTCGGCCCAAATGCATTTGCAACAGGTTCAGTAACTTCTGATGCACTTGCAACTGGAACTATTGCAACGGCAGATATTGCAGATGGGTCAATCTCTACTGTAAAGTTAGCAAACGATGCAGTCACTACTGCAAAGGTTGCTGATACAGTAAATCTTGGACGCAGAAATCTTATCATCAATGGCGCTATGCAAGTGGCCCAAAGAGGCACAAGTGCAACTGGTAAAACATCAAATGGGTATTACACTTGTGATAGGTTTAGAATTCAAATAGGTTCTATTGGGACATATACAGTTGAACAGTCTACAGATGCTCCTAATGAATTTTCTAATAGTTGGAAAATTAGTTGCACAACTGCTGATTCTTCTCCTGCAGCCAGCGATTACCTTCTACTAAACCATTTTATTGAAGCACAAAATCTACAGGGATTGGCTTTTGGAACAGCAGACGCAAAACCATTAACTTTATCATTTTGGGTTAAATCAAACAAAACAGGAAATGCCTCATTTGAGATGGAGCAAAATGATAATTCTAATAAACAATTATCATTTCAATATACTATTAATTCAGCAAACACTTGGGAAAAGAAAACAATATCTATTCCTGCCGATACCGCTGGTGTTATTAATAATGACAATGGAATAGGACTTCAGTTAAACTGGTGGTTGAATGGTGGGACAGATTTTACCTCTGGTTCACATAAATCTACTTGGTCAACTTTTGCTCTTGGAGATAACAATCCATCAAATCTTGGTATAGGTGGTTCTACCTCTGACTATTGGCAAATCACAGGCGTCCAGCTAGAATCAGGCGACACGGCCACTCCATTCGAGCACAGATCATTTGGAGAAGAGCTTGCGCTCTGCCAGAGGTATTATGAAAAAAGTTTTGATTACGACACCGCACCCGCACAAAATACAGGATCAGTTTCAGGCTCATTAACTGTTTCTGGAGTTTCTACTAGTGTACGAACATTGCTAGGACATGTTGACTTTGCAGTTCATAAAAGAGCAGTTCCTACTATAACTAGATACAATCCATATGCTAATGGAACAGGTTGGTCACAGGCTGGCGCATTGGATATTAGTTCAAACACTTATGGAATAGGAACTAATGGATTTAACATGCGAGTAGAGGGTGCTGCAACAGTAACGACTACTAACTTGTTAATTAACTGGACAGCGGATGCGGAGCTCTAAGAAATGGAAAATATGAATATTACATCAGCACAATATAGTGAAATAGGTGGAGTCAATTCCTCAATAATAGCTATTATAGAAGGTACTGAAGTGTCAGTTCCATTAGACCCAGAGAACCGCCACTACGCAGAAATCATGCGCCAAGTGGAAGCAGGCACATTAACCATTGCAGAAGCAGAATAAATAATATTGAGAAATTAGGAAAAAACAATGGCAGCAATTATTACTGAAAAATTCAGACAACATAATGCAGAACAGTTTTTGGAATCTTTTTCAGAAGCGGCTGCATCTAACTATTATCTATTCATTGGTAAGGCATCACCTTTCACCACTACTACAAGTGGTGGAACGGATACGACTCCCCCAGCGCCTCAAGACACTGTTACTGTAGAAAACTACAAGTGGGACTCCATGCTTGCTGCCAAAAGAATTGGATCTACTGATGTTTCTTATGTAATCCCTCGTAGGAATTATGTAAACGGAACAGTCTATGACATGTACGAACATGATATCACAACAACTAACACTGCATCTTCTGGTGCGATTAACCTTTATGACTCCAAGTTCTACTTTATGACTGAAGAGTATAAGGTATACAAAGTGTTGGATAACAATAATGGTGCGGCAATTGCTGCTGGTGCTTCTGGCCCAACATCAACATCTTCGACACCATTCTTTGAAGGCGGTTATTATCTTCAGTACATGTACACACTCACAACTTCAGAAGTTCAGAAGTTTGTGACAACAGATTTTATGCCAGTGAAAACAGACTCAACCGTTTCTGCTGATAC